GTGGTGTCGTGGGCGTCTTGCCCTGTTGTATTGATAGGAAGGCGCTGATCTTGGCCTGTTTCGCAGGACCTTCCGGCATCGCCTGGATTTCTTGGATCGCCCGGGCGGTCGCTGCATCAGAGGTCTGCGCGATCTGGACCAGACCTTGCTGATTAGCCTGCGTCGCCGTGACGTGACTGACCTGGCCGGTGCTGGGGTTCATATAATCGGCATACGCTCCGCCCAGCGTCGATGTCTGCGGGTTGCCGCCAGGCGTGCCCGCCGGGTTCGTCACCGTTGGCGCGTTTGTCGGGTAGAACGTGCCCTGGTTCGGGTCGGTCGTGCTCGGGATGAAGGTCGGTGGCGTGCGTTCCTGGGCGCCCGTGTTGGCGATGCGCTGCTTCTCGATCTCGGATGCGGCCTGGACGTTGGCGACGGCGAGCGAACCGGCGTTCGCCAGCTGCTGCCGCGAGTAGGCGCCCGCCACCTCCATCGACGTGTTGTAGGGCGTCGGTTCGCCCACCGCCGCGAGCTGCTGGCGGAACTGGCTCTCGGATATCACGCCCTGTTGCAGAAGTGAGCCGAGATACGCCTTGCCGATCGCCATCGAGGACGCCGCGTCGCGCCCCGCCGCCTGAGACATATTCACAAACTGCAGGAGGCTGAACGCCGGGATCGCGGGCGAACCATTCGCCTGGGCTGGTCCCGCCTGGACCGTGCCGCCTTGTCCCGGAGTCGGGTTAAAGCTGTTCGGCATGATCACGCCGGAGGTCTGGTCCCGGGTGTTGAGCGAACCATCCGATCCGGTCGTGTTTGGCGCCGGTGGGGCGCCCGAGTTGGGCGCCGGTGACGAGACCGCAGGCGGTGTACCCGTCATATGAGGCGCGGCGTTGGGCTGCGTGTTCGCCGCCGCCGTGCTGACCTGCGCCGGTGTCGGCACCACCGTCGACGACAGCGAGGCGGGCTGACCACTCATCGGCAGGTTCTGCGGCGGCGCCAGGATCGGCGCCGAGCCGGTCAACGGCGGCTGGGTAAAGGTCGGCGCGGGCATGACGCCGTTCCGTGCGCCCATGATGAGGTAGTTGTCGGCGTTCTGCTGGCCGGTAAGCCGGTTACCTTCGATCAGCGCCTTGCGCGCCTCGGTGCCATAGTAATAGCCCTGCGCGACCCGGCTGGGGTCGGGGAACAGCGCGTTGCCCAGCGAGCTTAGTCCCTGGTCCCAAGCCGCGCTGCCAGTGTCGAAACTCGCCATGAGCCCGGTCCCTTTAGAAGATGTTGCTGACCTTGCTGACGGTGTTGGCGAAGGTGCCCGGCATCGTCACCCCCGAGATGTCGGTTGTCGCCCCGGTCGCCAGGTTGGTGTAAATTCCGCTCCCGGCGCCCGAGCCCGCCGCCCAGCCCGGCGCGGCTCCGCCAAAGAGGTTATTGAACCCGCCAAAGTACCCGGCACCGTAGGTCGCGAGGTTGCCGAGCCCCGAGACGATCTTGCCCTGCGACGCCTGGTACGCGGCGTCAGCCTGCGCCTGCTTCGAGACGTTCGCGGCCTGGGTCTCCGCGTTCGACTGCCGGAGGTTCGCCAGGTCGGTCGCGTTGCCGTAGGACAACCCCGCCGCGTCGAGCGCGCCCTGCCCTCTGGACTGTAGAAGCGTGTCTTCCGCTTGTCCCAGGTTTGTCGCCGCGCCGTAAGCGACCTTGGTCGGCAGCAACCTGGTGTCGCTCCCCGAGTGCAGAAGATAGTCCGCCTGCTGGGCAGGCATGATCCCGTATTTGGTGTCCGCCGTGTCGAGCCCGATCTGGTTGACCGGGGCGCCGTAGCCCTGCACCGTGGCGATCTTCGACCCGTAGTTGCGGATGTTGGTCGCGGCCTCGGCCGTGCGCCTGGCGAGCGCGCCGCTCGCGGTGGTGTCGCTGGTCACCGCGTTGGTGCTGCCGGACGGGTCGGTCGCGCTTGGTCCCGAAGGCTGTTGCGCCGTCGGCGGGACGCCGGTCTCGGCGAGTTGCCGGGTATTTGCTGCTTCCTGCTGCTGGGCGGCGTCGAGGTTCTGCTGGTTGGTGTTGTCCAGGAGCCGCTGCGCCGCGGTGTCGCCGGTCTGGCGCAGCGCCTCGGCCTGCTGGTTCTCGGTGTCGAGCGTGTTCTGGTAGCTCTTGAGCGCGCTCATCTGCGAGGCACGCATCTGGTCCGCCGCCGTGCTCCGTGCGTTCAGCGTTTCCTGCATCGCCGCGGTCTGCGCGGCGGTCTGCTGCTGCGCCGCCTGGTTGCGCGCGGTAAAGCCCTGGTTCTGCGCCATCAGGTCGGCCTGGTTCTGCGCGGCGATCGCCTCTTGCTGCTTTTTTGCCGCGCTGGCCTGCTGCATCGTACCGTACAGCGAGACCCCCGCGCCGATCGCGGTCGCGATGCCTGCCGAGATGGGATCGCACATCGATCGAACTCCTTAAGCCGTGCTCGAACCGCTCGGGTTGGTCCCGGACAAGCCCGCGTTAAACCGCGACATGACGTTGCCGCTCTGGATGCCGCCGAGCAGCGAGCCGCCCGTGCCCAGCACACCGGCAAAGATGTTGCCGAGCGTGTTGACCTGGGGCGTCGCCTGCAGGCTGGTCGCGACATCGCCCGCCGTGCTGCTGATCCCCGAAATCGCGTTGCGCTGGGTCTCCAGCGCCGAGTTCACGTCGTCGATCGTCGACCCGGCGATCGGCGAACCAATGCTCTCGGCCGAACCGACCTGAGTGGCGAGGTTCTGGCGGGCGTTGGCGACGTTCTGCTTGAGCGCGGACACCGCGTCCGACGCATCCGCCGTTGCCTGGTCGGTTGCCCGCCCGGCGGTCTCCTGAATTTTCCCCTGCTCGTTGACGTTGGCCTGGCTCGACGAGATGCCCTGGCGCGCGGTCGCGTAAGCGAGCTGCTTCTGCGCTTCCTTTTCCTGGTAAGTGATCGGGTCCGTCGCCTTCGCCATATAGTCGCTGGCGTACTGCTTGAAGTAGTCCGGCGAGAACCGCGAGAACGCGCTATCGATCTGTGTCTGCGCGTCCGCCGCCTGCTTTGCCCGCCCCTGATCGTAAGTCGACTGGCGGTCGGCCTGCGCCTGGGCTTGATCCTGCTGTTGCTTCCACTGATCCTGCTGCGCCTGGAACTGCTTTTCGTTGAGCGTGTTCTGCTGGTCCGCGATCTCCTTTTGCGCGGCGATCTGCTTATCGCTCAGATCCGACGCCGCCATCTGCTGGTACTGGGAAACCGTCGTCGCGCCCTTCTGGACGTAGTCCAGCGGGATGCCGACCTCGCCAACCGCGTATTGCGGGTTACCCTGGTCGTCGTTCCACGCGTACAGCTGGTGCTGCGGTCCCGTGTTGACGCTGCCGCCGCCGCCGAAGCACATGGCTACCCCCTTCCTGGGTCAGGTCCCAGGCGTAAAGTAGAAAGTTCTCGCGGTGCCGCCCGTAGCCCTTCAACAGGGCCTCGATCTCGCCGCCCAGGAGTTCGATCCACCGGCGGCTGTCGGTATTGTCGACCAATGCGTAGGCTTCGCCGCGGTGGTATCCCGAGTTCTTGAGGCACGGGATGACAAACTCCATCGACCAGCGTGTCATCGGGCGGACGATCCGCGGCCACTTACTGGTCCCGAACGCGCCCGCGATCACGACGCCGGGGCGGATCGGGACCACCCCGTTGACCGCGACCGGCTCGCCGTCGAAGGTCCAGAGCTTCCACAAATCCCCGGCGATCGCGCAGACCTCGAAAGCGAACTTGTCCTCGTCGTCGTCCCAGCGCAGGGCAAATATCTCCTGGCGGTCGCGCAGGCGCAGGTTGCGCACGATATGGGTGAGCGCGGCGGGCGTGACGGGATGGCTTTCAACCAAGCTCATTTCGTCACCCCCTCCTGCAGGTTGAAATGCAGCGCCGCCATCACCGCCGGGCCGGGCGCGTTGTGCGTCATGTGAACCCCGAAATGCGTCCCGTACCCGGCAAAGGGGATGCTCATCAGCCCGAAGGTGTTGTCCTGGATGTTCGCGGCCAGCTCGAATGCCTCGGTGTTGTTCGGCAGCATCCCGACGTTGATCGCCCAGGCGCCCTGGCACATCACGTCGATACTCTGGATGCGCTTGTTCTCGGTCGGCTTGTCGGCGCTGAGATGCGGCGTGCGGACGGTGACCGGGCAACTGTCGTAGGTGTTCCGGTCGGTCCCACCGTAGAGGTAGATGTTCGCGTTGGCGTCGAGGACGAAGACCATGTCGTTGACCAGCGCGAAATTCAGCATGGCAAAGCCCGGCTTGAACGTCGACCAGGCGGTGATATGCCCTGCCGGGAAGTACGACAGGACAAAGATCGTGTCGTAAATACCCAGCCAGTAGCGCCCCTGCAGCGGCTGGATCACCGCCTCGGCCCGGTTCGCCCAGTAAGTGTAAGGCGGGTTCTGGACCAACGGGATCAGCAGCATGTCGATCGCCGAGCCGACATCGCTGACGCTCGCCGCGACCGTGTTGAACGCCGCGTTGCGCAGGGATCGCACGCCGCTGTCGGAGAGAAACAAGACATCACCGGTGCCAAACTGCAGGGTCGAGCGCGGCGCGACGTTGCCGATACGCAGGAGCTGCTGCAGCGTGTCCTTGGTCGGGTCGGGGTCGAGCGACCAGAGCTGCGTCTGCAACCGCGCCTGGACCGCCATCTGGCTGTAATAGACCTCCATCGCCGCCAGCTGCTCGCCGTCGGGATCGTTGAGGGCCATGTTGATAAACCCGGCGCCGGGCGAGGTGGTCGAGGCCGGGTCGTTGTTCGCCGGGTCGTTGACCCCCGAAAACCGCAGGTACTGCCCGTCGATCCGGTACATCTTCGAGCGCCAGGTGCGCGCGTAGGACCCGTGACTGAGACTGCCGTCGACTTCAAGGACGGGTACGTCGTTGTACCAGCAATAAAAGTAGCCACTGGCGCCCTGCGCGCAGACATAGAACTTGTCGGCGAACGCCTCGACATCGGTGATGCGGATCATCGTTTCCGGCGGGCTGGCAAGCTGGTGATAGGTGATCGGCACCGGGAGAGAGCCCGCCGAGATCGTCTTGGCGTCAAAACCAAAGACGTGCAGCTCGCTGCCTTGTCCCGTCAGCATGATCGGGCTGCCGCCGGTCTCGGGGGCGCCGCCGGGGACCGTGGTCATGTAGACAAAAGCCAGGCGCTTCTCGATCTCGCCGCCCTGGTTGAGGACGGCGTTCTCCAGGATGCGAAGACTGCCCCCGGGAGCAGTCAACGGCGTTTTTCTAACGTCCAACCCCTCCTTGAAGTCGACGATCGAGAAGACCTTGCTCATCAGTGCCCGGGTCCAGACCCATAGCCCGGTGGGATGTAGTCGAGCCCTAGGGTCGGCATGCGACCCGGGCGCGACTGCGCGTCGCCGCCACCCGCGCCGACCGCGATCGGCGTGCGCTTGTGGGAGAACTGTCGCACGCGATGGCGGCGCAGCGCCTCGTTGGCCTTGGTGAGCTTGACCGCGGCATCCTTGGCGTCGTCGCGCTGGAGAATTTCAACCGCCGAGAACAGTACGATGATGTTGTCGGGCAGCGTGTTTACGTCACTATCGCTGACCATCGCGGTGACGGTTTTGGTCCCGCGAAAGCGGATCAAGCCGAGCGCGCTCACCGCATTGGCGTCGGGGATCGGCCACAGCTCGAACGTGTTGTCGTCGGCGTGGTGCATCCAGCGCTGGGTCGGCCACGCCTTGAACCCGTTATCCGAGTTGTAGACCACCATCTGCTCGGGGCCGATGCCGTAGACCAGGTCGTGGTAGATGTTGACGTGGTAGAGCAACCAGCCCTTCTCGATGTCCTCGAAGGTCAGATCGGCCGGGTAAGGGTAGTAGCGCTGCCCGTTGGCGAGCGTGATGTCGCGGTCGATAATCAGCTGCGGCCAGTCGTAGTCCTCGTAAAGCTGCAGCTGCGTGCGGTTGAGGTAGTAGATCAGCGTGTCGCGATCGTTGATCCCGTGCGCGACGTTGGTCGAGTGCCCGACCTCCGCGCGAAGGTCGGTCAACAGATCGCGCAGCTGCTTGATCGCCATGATCAGGGCCGGAAGTTTGGCGGGTGGCTGCCGCCCGCGTTGACATCCGGCATGCTCACCGGGTTCCGCGCCGCGCGGGCTTCGCGCCCACCGGAGCCCCTTCCCAGCGTATCGCGGACGACGTGAGGGATGCCCTCGGGACGAGGCGGCAGCTGGTCCGGGACCACGACCGGCGTCGGGACCAGCCCCAAATCCTCATCCTCGTCTTCCTGGGCGTGCGCCGCGATCTCGTCCGCGGTCGGCTCGCTCTCCGGCGGCAAGGGCGGCGCCTCCTGCGCGTCGCCCGGCATGGTGAACTGGTCGAGCGGGCGCAGTGTGGGATCGGGGCTTTTGGGCTCGACCGGGCGCGGCTTGTAGACCGGCAGGGTGCAGAACGGCACCGAGGGGTCCGACAAAGGCAGGCGCGGGCGTACGCCGGGGTAGACCTCCTTGACGGCTTCCGGGCCATAAAGCAGCTGCAGCCGTTCCAGGACCTCGTCGTTGGTCGCTTCCCAGCTGCCGACGACGTGGATTTCGCTGACTGCCTCCTGACCGTGCATCCACTGCAGGACCGGCAGTTCGGGGAAGGCGATCGGCCGCGAGCGGTCCCGATAAACGATGTTACCGGTGTCGCCGCCGAGCGCGATCATACAGCGCAGAAGATGAAACGCAGGCATGCGCTCTCCTTTGCAAAAGACGGGGCCGGGCGTGTGGGGATGGGGAACCGCCCGGCCCCCGGGGATCAGGCGATCTCGACGACGAGCGCCGAGTTCACCTGTTGCGCGACCATCTGACCGGTATGCGTCATGCTCTTATACATGACGAACTGGTTGTATGGCCGGGCGGGGGTAAACTTGTGGTCCCACTCGCCATCCTGCTTCATCAGGTAGATATGACGCGGGTCCCACCAGTAAGCGCGCTTGGTAAAGCCGAGATCGTCGAGGGTCGGATCGTACTCGACCACCGTGTTCATAAACTTGACCTGCCCCATGCTGCCGTCCT